ATCTAGCCCTGTCTACGCTGTGCCTGTGGTTCCTAACTTCACTCAGGGTTCAAGTACATCACGCACAGAAACTACCACAAACATTACAGAATCTATACGAACATCAAACTATAATTCTGGGTACACATATTCAGTTACAGGATCAGGTATCGAGCATGATGGAACAACTATATCTGCACCAAATGCAACTGTTACTGAAACTATAAATGGTACTACTTATACATGGACAGGTTTAGATTTAGGAGAGAAACCAAATTGGTCAGTAACAAACCCTGGAGATGCCTTTCAATTCACCGAAGTTTATACTCCTCCAGGGATCGAGTCGATTGTAGACGTAACGAGAACCATTCAATCAGAAAGCGTCACAGACGTAACTACAATATTCTCGCAGTAATAGGATTATTATTTGGGAGTCCAGCGTTTGCTAATACCTCATCGACCGCAGCACCTCAGGCGAGTGCGTCAGGCAGTGTATCGAATTTCGCCACGCAAGTGTTACAGGGAAATACTATAGAAAATCATTACGGTAACGGTATCAGATGCCAAGGCCCACAAATGTCATTTAGCCCATTCGTCACCACTTCGTTTAATCAAAAGCGACCACAAGATTACACATATGAAACGCCAGTGTACGATCCTAGTGTTGATGAGGAGGGAAATTTAGTCAATCCTGGCCAAATTCTTTATTGGCAACAAAACTATAGTGGTAACAAGGATTCTCTAGGATTAAATGTAGGTGCAGCCTTAACTTTTACCTTTCCGTTAGATCAAAGATTTCAAGATGCGTGTTTAAAATCTGCTACGACCCAAGAAAAAATACAAAGTCAAATATTATCTAAGGAAAGATTAAACTATGAACTGGCACGTTTAAAAAATTGTGGAGAGTTAAAAATTGCTGGGATAGAATACGCCAGCACCAGTATTTATCATAAATTATGTGAGGATGTAATAGTTACTCCACCTAAAAATCAAGTATTACCGCACACTCATAAATTAGAGTAGACAAGCTACGGGTGTTCACTTGTCTAAGGTACAAGGGATAATAGAAGGGCAGTGGATCGTGGCACACGCAATGCTTCCGAACATGCCTTACTCTCCTTGTATTAATTATTCTACCTTATCTTTTTTCTTTGTCAGTTTCTTTATTACATTTTTAACTATTGGCTTGATAAGCTTTTCTAAAAAAATAGGTGCAGAACAGCCAACCAGAGCCAAGCTAAAAACAGCAGTAAACTGCTTATAACTTGGTATGTATTGGGAAATGAACGGTACGTCTTCATACAAAGTAATGCAATCTATCCCATTTTTACCACGCTCATATCCAGAAACTACCTCTAATTTTTTATCATTAACAAACGAACCTATTCTTAAATCTTTTTTATCAGGGCAAGGTGGTATTTCTAGTTCTTCATCTTTTTTCTTTTGTGTTATCTGAGGTTTTTGTTGCGGAGGTTGTTGTTGCTTTTGCTCCTGTTGTTTTGCAGGTGCAGTATATGTAAAATTTGCAGGGTTATATTCAAGCGGTTCAAAGCTAGGAATACTAAAAGTACCACAGGCTTGATATGTGCCTAGTTCATCTTCATTTATAAGTCCTGTTAGATTATTTCTATGAGCATCAACACATCCTGGAATATCTACAACTGGTTTGTAAATAATATCTAATATTGGTGGCTGTACTTCCCATGTTCTTATTTTTGGAACGTAAACCTCTTTTATTTCAATCTTTGGTATCTTCGTCATCTATATCTCCAATAGAAATAGACCAGCCATCTTCTCCAAATGTACTTTTTTCTATAATTTTAGGCTTTTCTTTTGCAACTTCTCGCCAGTAACTATCGTGAAACTTTTTTATTTCATTTTCTAGTTCTATATCAAATTTAACCATACGCATCCAATCAACTAACTTGTCTATGTAATGTTGAATAAGTTTTTTAAAAAATCCAAATATCATTAGTCGTAAGCATCTCTCGGTAGATACACTTCTACAAAAGAATAACATTTAGGACAAGAGAGATTAGTTACCATACTGTATTCACCAGACCTTATCGGGTGATCGTCACCATCTAAGCTATGATCTCCACCCCAGATAAGTTCAGTTTTACAGTGCCAGCAGTTCATTGTTCCCACTGACCTTTTGTTTGCCATTCTATGTGTTTTCTATTTCTTTTTTCAATGTAATCCCAAAATTGTTTTGAATCATTACTCATTTCAACCATTGGGCCAGTTACTTTAGGCATTTTCTTTTCTATTTGATTAGGTAAAATTTTACTTACACCCTCCATAACCTTTTCCATCATCATTGCTTCAAACTGTGGACTTGTTACCCATTTGTAAGCTGTCCAGCCAGCACCTATAGTTGTTAAGCTTATCAAGAATGATAAGATGGATAATATTGAAGAAATTTTATTAAGCATATGAGAGATGCGTTTGCAAAAGCATTAGTACCTGTAACTATTATAACCTTCACAGGAATTATGGCTCTAGCTCCTTTATATATAACTTTAGGAATTATGACTCGTCAGATGACAGAAAAATCTAACTAATTTCTGTTAGGTTGAATTTATATTTTTTTCCGCTTACACGATTAATAATAAATAAATCATCAGCACCTTCTTGTAAAGTCCAAGAACCTTTGCTTCCATCCACCTCATTACCACTATCGTTAAGGTTAGACATATTTATATCACCTGTATTTAGGGCAGCAGAATGTAAAGTTGTAAATCGTTTTGAGGATGAGCCTAATGCGTCAGTATTATCAGCATCAGGTATAATACTGCCTGTAGTTGTAAGTTCACCATTAGTCATATTAACCAGAAATCTATTTGCATTATTGGTTGTATCTCTAATTGCGAAAAGACCATCACGATTTTGAATTATAAAATCAGGATTTGCACCAGTATCATTAAAGCTTATTCCAGGCTGAGAATTTTCTACTATAATTGCTGCTGTTGTAGTTAATGTTCCATCAGACGAGAATGTTGATCCACCAATTACTGCACCAGTAGAAGCTGTAACTGTTCCAGTTACCGTCACTCCAGAACTGGTTGTTTTTGCTTTTTCAGATCCATTAAAATATAAAGAAACTGATTTATCAGATGTATTTCCTCTAAAGTATTGATGGTTTGTATCACCTAATATAAGATCACCAGTATTATTCTGAACATAACTGTTTGTAGAATCATGAAAGAAAGTAAGGTCTGCTGACGCACCAACTGTTAATTTGCTACCACTCCCTGCTATAAAATCTTCTGGTATATCAACTCCTGTGGCACTTGTTTGAATCTTTTTTACATTATTATGGTACAACTCCGCAGCCCCATCTTTAATAAATCTTGCGTAGTTTTCAGTTGCAGCAGCATTTGTAATTGCAACAGTATTTTCACCACTTATAAGAAGTTGTCCAGTACCGTTGTCTTTAATTACACTTTGCGATCCATCATGAAATATTTGTAAATCTGAATCCGCACCAAAGGTAGCTTTTGCGTTATCAGCGAACTCTAAAGCATCATCAGACTTATCAAATACTACATTTGCACTATTTCCTGTAAAAGTAACATCTCCATTAAATGTTCCTTGACCAGTATTAATTACTCCAGTACCACTTTTAACATCTAGTGTCGTACCATCAAAAGTGAGATTAGTATTAGCGTTTAATGTATTTGCAGTTCCTGATCCAGTAATTAATTTAGATGTACCATTATTGTTTATTGTTACTGCTCCATCACCAACAAAACTTGTTGCTGTAACCGTTCCTGTAACTGTAATTCCCGAACTGCTTGTTTCTGCCTTTTTTGTTCCATCATGGTATAACTCTAAAGCACCATTGGCAACATATTTGATTACATTTTCGTTGTTAGCTCCTTGAATAAATAAACTATTTGCACTTTGTAAGTATAAATTTCCTGTATTGCTATCTATAACAGAATTATTTGAATCGTGATAAAGTTGTAAATCTTGACCTGTTCCAAGTTGTAATTTGCTGTTGTCAGGCAGATCCAATCCATCTGCTGATGTTTCTACCTTCTTCACGCCATTGTGAAACAACTGTACTGCTCCGTCTGATATCCCTTTAAAAACATCTTCACCTATTGGACTTTTTACAGATAATTCACTTGCAGTTAAAATTAATCCACCAGTTCCTACATCTTTTATTCTAGAGTTTGATCCGTCATGAAATACCTCTAAATCTGCTGAACTACCAAACGTAGCTTTTGCATTGTCAGCAAATTCCAAAGCATTATCGGATTTGTCAAATACTATATTTGCACTTGCTCCTGTAAAAGTTACATCATCATTAAGTGTTGTTGTCCCGCTTACATCAATATTTCCGTTTAAATCGACATTTCCATCATGCACCGCACCATCATCAGTTACAGTTCCCGTAATATCTATTCCAGTAGCATCAACAGCTAATTTAGTTGTTAACGTGCCAGCAGCCATTACTTGCAGATTTAGCTTGCCATCTTCTGTTCCGTCACTAGCATCAATAATTACTGATTGTATTGCTGCATAATCAACTTCTTCTGGCGTACCATTATCATTTTTACCTCTATAAAAAATAGTTGATAATACATCATTATCCTGACCAGCACCACTAGCACCTCTTCTGTGTACCAACATAAGATCAGCACCACTAGCAGCATCATCAGCACTTGATTCAATCTGAAAAGCAATACCAGCAGCCGTTGATGTTAAATGTAAAGGATATAATGGTGTCGCCTCACCAATACCGACTTTGTTATTTAATAGTCTTATTCTGGAAGCAAGAGTACCACTAGCACTGGACATGATGTCTAATACACCATCTTCAGAACCATCTGTAGTCGTTTCTATTGATGCAACAATACTTGCATAGTCATGAGCATTTCCAGCACTGTCATTAGCTCTATAAATAAGATTTGCTAAATTATCATTTGCTGCTGGTGAGGCAGAATTTCTAAATAAAACAAGATCGGGTGCATTGTCAGCACCAGTATCAGTATTCTCAATAATTACTTGGTCTGTTGTGTCTGTACTAAACAAATGCAACTGTGCAGCGGGCGTTCCAGAACCTAATTGAAAACCTGTTGTTGTAAATGACCCAATTAATGTTTGGTTAGCTGATATTCCAATTTCATTACTTGCAACCCTAAAAAATCCTGTCAGACCACTATCATCAACAAAACCTACGCTTGGAGCAGATACAGTTCCATTTGGTATATTTTTAAGAATTGTTGTAAGTTGTATTTTTTTATTTTTGTTTGCATTTTCAGCTTCACTTACATCTATGACAGGAAAAACATCAGTAGCTACTGGTGCGGTTAGTTCAGCAAGGGCTGTGATCTTCCTATCTGCCATCTATTTTTCTGTAGTTGTTTCTATCTTACCTTCTAATTTGATTTTTAAATCTTTTAATTTTTTTAGAGAACCTTGATTTTCAATGATTGGTTGTGTTGCATTATTTATCTGTTTTTGTTTTTCATTTATAGCAGCTTGAGCCTGTTCCTGGATTTGTTTGATTTCTTGTTGTAGTAGAGAAACTTTTTGTACATCAATGTCTAACTGTTCTTGAGCAGCTTTTATTTCTTCATTAATAAGGTCAACAGGATTTGTCATAATAATTTTTTTTAGATAATTTAATTATATTAACAAGCCATTAAAACACAAGGGTAGGCTTTACTACCATCAGCATATGTAGCTGTGTGGTTTGTTGAAATAATTTTTGCGATAGTAGAACTTCTTATAATATCGTCTGTCTGTGGCTTTGCTGTTCCATCCCCTGCTGAAACCAAAAGATCACCTCTTGCAACAGTTGTAGATGCTGCAACTCTTATGACTAAATCGCCTGTCATTGCAACAAAAAAGTCATTTACAATTTCATCATCTTCATCATCCCAAGCCCAAAAAACACCTGCTACATCCTTGTCACCTTCAGTATCAGATACTTTTGTCATGTTTAACTGTTGATTTTCTTCTGTGTAAGCTTCTTTTTTAACAGTACCTTTAGCAATTTTTATATCTCCAACAGATTTTCCACTAGGAATAAGTCCTTCCTCTTCTTCGTCTTTAGTATATAAAACATCTTCATCATACAAAACTTCTGCATGACTCCAAACACATAAATCATCTAAATTACTCATTACTGTTCCTTGATAGATAGTAGGTCTTGCTGATTTATCTGTTGTTGATAATCCTTTAATTTGTGACCATCTGCTTAAATGACCACCGTTAAAACTTACTGTACTGCCAGAAACTGAGATTGAACCCTCTGTACTTCCGTTTTGTCTTAAATTTACTATTGTACCATCAGTACTTCTTCTGTTTAAAGATAAAACAATATTATTGCTTGTACCAAAAACTGCTGCTCCATCATTCCTTATCCTTGCACCTTCAGTTCCTGTTCCCGATTTGTCTCTAATTTCATTGTAAGTTGCATGATTTAAATTAACAACACCACTTCCAAATCCAATACCTTCATTATCACCTCTCATTTCAAAACGTGTGCTTGCATTGACTCTAATTTTCAGACTTGTGTCATTATTGTCATAATCAATTTGACCGTTATCAACATCAGCAGGATCGCCAAAATTTATTCTTGCGTGTGCAGTAGCATTTAAACAATTTAATTGCAAAATGGCATCAGCGTCAGCGTGATCAACAGCTTCAACAACAAGAAATGTATCATCGTCAGGTGCTCCTGTGCGGGTTACTTTTATGCCTGAACTGGTAGTGGCAAGACGCAACGCATTATCGCGATACAGTTCAACTGGGCCATCGCTATCAAATATTGCCATTGTCTCAGTACCATGGCGAATTTCTAAATTAGGGCCGCTTTCAATAACATTTACAGCTGAACTTCCCGTAGTGTCATGCCTTATTTTTAAGTCAGAACTATTACCAAAAACACATGGAACATCATCAATAAACTTGAAAAGATTATCACTACTATCATAATTTATTTGTGTTGTGCCACTTCCAGCTTGTTTAAATCTAAAATCTCCTTCTGAAATATTACCTGTTGTGCCATCACCTATTAGCTTCACACCCGAAGAAGTCGTTTCAAAGCGAAGCGTATTATCATAGTAAAGCTCAACCTCTGCATCATTTTTAAATATCGCCATGTTTTCAGAACCATGATTTATCTGTAAATCATGTTCGTTTGCACAATTAATAATATTGACATCTGTTCCAGTTGTATCATGAGTCAAGATTAAATCGTTTCCTGTTCCGATACGAACTTCGTGGTCATTATTTACTGAAACATGGCCAGTTACAGAGATATCACCATCATTATTTATTGCAAATTTCTCTACATTTGATCCAGAAATATCGTTGTATATTTTTAAATCTGCCGTTGATGCTTGGGATTGTATAATCCATGTGTCACCATTATCATCACCTTCATCACACTTTAAAACGAGGTTTGCATTACTACTTTCAAAACCTTTAATTTCGACCTGTGCAGTTCCATCAGGATCTTGAACAACTATACCTAAAGCACTCAAAGTCACCATAGTATTACCACCTCTCTGAAGTAATAATTCCCCTGTACCAGTATCATTAATTATCGAACTACCTCCATCATGCGTAATTGTTAAATCTGCACTATTTCCAAAAGTTGCCTTAGCATTATCTCTAAATTGAAGTTCGTTATCTGATGTATCAAAAACAATATTTGCTGAAGTTCCATTAAATGTAAAATCTCTTGTTATATCTCCATCAAGATCAATTAAATCAATCCATGCTGAGTTTGCACTATTACGAATCTTTAACTTATTAGCAGAAGTATCAACCCATAACATATAGGCAACTGTCGTTGTAGGACTTGAGGCATTACTATTATTTGAAAGAATTGCAGCAAGAGCATTATTCAGGTCTGATCTGAAGCTGGCACCTGATTGGTTCGCTAAATTATAATCATGTGTACTCATAAGTCAATCATACCAATGGATTTGAGAGTTTAGGCACCTTCCGCACCAAAGCCGTTAGCCTGGTAGGAAAATGTGCGGTCAATAGGAGAGTCTGAATCATTGAAAAAAGTAATGGTAAAGCCTGTTCGACTTTCACTACTAATTACATAATAGTCGCCTGAATCCATATTAATCGCAGTTATGCCTAATTTTGGTGTTTGATAAAAGGCTTTATCAAAAGTTACCACTTTTGCACCAGTACCGCTACTAAAAGAACTACTTTCTGTTCTATTTTCAAATAATAATTGATAACCTAGTTCATCGACTAAAGGTGTTTGATCATTGTATTCAGACGTTAAATCTAAACCAAATTGAAAAACTCGACCTGTATATCTTCCATTTTCTAAAGGCACAAAATCCCCAAAAACACTTGTACTTTGTTGTGTTAATTTACTGCCATCCTCTAATAATACAAATTCTTCATTTTCATCTTTCATTTGATCAATGGTAATTGAACTATTACTTTTTCTGAATTTCAAAACGCCATTTGTTTCATCAGGTAAAGCACCGTCAAAGTCACTCCATTGGTCAATATTTGTAAAATGTAAATCAATAGTATCATTTGGATATAAACCTCTTATCTTTAAAATTCTGTTCAATTGAACTGTAAAAATTCCACCTAAATCTATTATGTTTTGAAAAAAATATTGGCCTGATGTTTTCAACGTGCCACCGAAATCAATATTCTGTAAATAGCCTTGTTCAAAATCTTTTTTATCATCTATTTCATCATCAGTATTTAAAACAAGTGCGTCATATTCATCAGAATAAAAACAATCATTACGTTGTCCAGGAAAAGGTGCTATACCTTGATCTTCTCTAACTGTTTGTACTAATAATTTAGGTAATTCATCAGGTAAATTAATTACAGCACTTCCAGCATTTTCGGATTTATTGCCCTCTTTATCTCTAAACTTAACTAAATATTCTCCATTCATCAAAGGGAGTATTAGATAGCTAGTTAAAGCTGATACTTCTCTTATAAATGTGGTATTAGGCCAAAGACCACTTCCATCTGTTTCACTAGAGTGTCTTATTGTTGCAACTAATTCTTGTCTATTTCCTGCATATGCAAAATTAGTGTTCCATTTTACTATCGCTTCATTTTTTGTAGTAGCCTCAACAGATACATTTTCGGGGTCAGGTGGTAATAGTACTGTAGGTGTAACTGGGGATGTTGAGTTTGGCTGTGATGCTTTCGGAATCGTAATATTAATCGTTGTATAGTTTGATACTTTATTCTGAGGTGCAACACCAACTGACCTAACTTGAAATTTTACTTTTGTATTTGATTTTAAATTATCAATTTCATAAATTGTATCCTTTGTTGTATCTGTTTTAAATGACCCCTGACCAATTTTATATCTAACTTCAAATGTGATTGCAGGACCATTTAAACCTCTTGACCAACTGAAAACTGCTTTATTTGACATGACTAAGGAGAGTTAGTAGGTATAACAGTATGTTGTAAATTAACAGGTTGAGTAGGTTTTTCATCAAAAGTTGAAATATCCGTGTATGTTAATTGTGAATTTGTATCAGCAGCTTCATATATAGAATCATTAAACTCTATTCCACTTATTGCATATGTACCATTTCCATTATCTTTTAGATCTATACATCTAAATTTCTGTGCTTGTACCGTACTTCTTTCAATTACATAAACCGAATCTTGTAAAGGAGCAGAGGATGGTGCTGTTAAACCAAGTAATTGTATTCTTCCGTCAGATGTTATTGCATTAATTCTGCATTTAGCTACCGTACCATCGGCTAAAGTTAAACTTATAAAATCTGTAGAAGAATCTATATTAGTAAGAACTGTGGTGTAATCTTGATCTACAACAACATGAGAAGTAGTTGAACCAGAACCGACTCTTCCAGAAAGCCTAGTACTAGACCTCATTTCATCTGCTACTGCAAAAACTTGACCTGGTAAAACCGCTAGACCATCTAGACCTGTTGAAAAGACAATAACATCTTGGTTAAGTTCTTCAACTTTTAACATCCATGTTCCTAATCTTTGTGCTTGATACTTAGAAGTACACCCAAACGCAACAATATCTTTTACTTGATAACCATATTTCGTAATCAAGTCATAATCTTCAACAACCACAACATTAGGTTTATATAAATTTTCTGGATCGTTATATCTAACTCTTATTGAGGTTGATCTAGTTTTTAATGATGAACTAGAATAAGTAAAAATTCCATTTAGTACATTTGCATTTGTATATAGATGAACAGGATCTACGTCACTACCATCTAAATTACCATGATCTGCTGTAACATTAACCGTATTAGCTGCCCAATATGTCATTCCTCTAAATGTACTTGCAAGATTTTGTAAAACCTTATAAGCATCGTTTTGTGCTCCTATAACAGTATTTATAGCAAAGCGTGGTTCATCACCCTCGGGAGTTGATACAAGCTGGTTTGCATATTGAGCTAGAGGGTACAAATCAACCCAGCTAATGTTTGATTCTTTTACAAAATCTCCAGCACCATGTTTATCACTGGTAAGCATATCAAAGAAAATGCAGACAGGGCAGGTGGTCCATTGCCTTACACTTTCAAGGCTCCCGTCAAAGCTACCAATAAATTCTAAACTACCATCATCTCTTACAGTTGCATTAGATGGTATTTTTACACGCATACCCTTCACTAAATAAGACCTGGTAGGCATACTTGAAAAAACCTCTGTTGATAATGAAAGTCCAACACAAGCTGTAAAAGGATAACGACTTTTAAAACTTTGATTTTCAATAATAGATGTAAGAAAAATTCTGTTTCCTCTTGTTTGTTCAAGTGGTGTAGTTTCATCTAAATCATCAAAATCAGTTTTCTTTACTTCATAATCATCTTCATTATTTGTTTTCTTATGAAATTTAAAGACAAAAGGTGGTTCTAAGTTCTCTAAATCTATTGGTGGTGTTTTGTGTTGAAAATCTGAAGTACTTATTCCTGTAAATTCATCATGTGAATCATAAACTTTGTTAAACCCTGTGCCCTTTGATTTTAAAGATATTTGAACTCTTACTTTTGCGTTAAATAATTGTCCTCTTGCAATACCTTCCATCGCAGTACAAAACAATGATGGAATTGTAAAAACAAATTCAACAGATGATAATTCCGAATCATCAATTTGTTTTATTACTGTTCCAGAACCATAATCTCTTGCTGTAACCTTACTTTCTTCATTCAAAGTCTCGCTATAATTTTTTCCAATTTCTTCGTTTACCGCTTTAATAATTGAAGTTCCGCCTTTTTGATAATTTTTTAAACGTGATTGTGATTTTGTACCATGTCTTACATTATAAGACACCTCTTCACTTGAAAAATTTAACTCATCATCTGTTTTTACTGGTGTTTCATCTAAAAATATACCTTCTTTACCTCCTGCAATCCCTTCAATCGGGCCTTCGCAAAGAAGATCAATAACTTTTATAACTGATGTAGAATTTAAAGGCATTTTAATCTCCCATTTTTAACCTATATCCTACTTCTTTAATTTTAAATGAAGCCTTATCGAGATCAACTCCTGCATCAATAATTTGAATAAAAACCTCATAGTCATCTTTACCTGGAACTTTTTGATAAGGTAGTTTTGCAATATATTTATAAAACTGAGATTTTTGTGTTAAACCTTGAATTGTTGCCTGATTATTTAAAACAAGTTGATTTTTAGAATCTTCTTGAACTATAACCCTATAAGTAATAAAACCATCAATTCTAGTAGTACCAGCTTCTCCTACAAAATCAACTAAACCTCTAACTTCAAAAAATATTTGAAATTGTTTAGTTTTTTTATCACCAGAACTTTCACCTTGAATATCTGCAATTTTTTGTCTACCTCTTTTACTTAAATCAATAGTTACAGTGTCGTTTAGATAACTTTTAGTTCCTTGAGCGTTGCTTAAGGTTCCGTTATAAATTCTTGCTTGTAAACCCCCTGCATTTGTATATTTTTCTTTTAATTCTTCGCCATTTAAACGTACAGTATCAAGACTAGGTGGTCTTATATATTCCATCAAAGTATTTTCTGATGTAGCAACTTCTATGTCTGTGCTTAAAATATGACCTCCAACTAATGCTTTACCATAAACTACAGGAATAGTTTTACCTAAACCAACTGTATTGGCAGCACCTATATAGCCATAACTTTGCGATCCATCTGATCCTCTTGTTATACCTCCAGCTCCTCCCATAAAACCTGATACAGGTACATCAAAACCTGGTAGTTGTGGTTGAGGTGCAATCATTTCAGAAACACCAGTTAATACTAATGCTGCTCCAACATTTGCCAAAATTCCTGCAAATGCCGTACCACCAGCAAATCCAGTTCCAGTAAAACTTAATGGAGCAAGAGGAACTGTAACAGGTAATGCAAATGCTACCGCAATCATGGCGACTCCTAATAACGCTTTAACTGCACCCCTGCTTCCTGTAATAACAGGAGCGATTACCAAATCATGCTGTCCTAAAGGTAATACCAATTCTGAAACATCAAGATCTTGATTTACCTGTGTAATTTTGTAAGAGATACCATTTTTTTCAGAATCTAATAAATGTTGTTGAAAATCTGGATAGTTTATACACAAAAGTTTTATAGCTTCAGCAGGTGTTCGTAAATTATAATAGACATGAGTATCACCCCATTTCTCACCTAATTCATCTAGCAGCAGAATTTTATGCTGCATATCGAAAACACCCTACAGTTCTTCTTCTATAATAATGGTTAAAATATTCAGAACAACTTAAAGACTCAAATCTTTGATGTAAAATCATATCATTTTCTAAAAGAATAGCACCGTGCATCGGTTCTTTAGTCCATATTTTCATGATTAAAAGATCATTTGGCTTTCGTTTATCAATATCAATTTGTTTAAAAAATTTTGGTGCATTTTTTAAAAATATACTTTCACAAGTATCAGGATCGTCTGGCCTTTGATAATTAGGTAAATCTATTCCTAACAAAGCATAATAATCACGAACTATAGAATAGCAATCAAAAACACCATAATTCCATTGCCTTCCAATTAAGGATTTATAATGAGCCATTTATCTAATGTGTTTTGATAAATATACCATTTTACTTTCATTGCTTTACAAGCATCAATATCAGGTTGACTTATTGGTTCACCGTTTGGATGTGAATGAACAATATATTGCAATTTACCTTTTGATCTTGCCCTTAAAAAATCTTTTGGATGAATTGCAAAATTATCTTCTGGTGTATCCGAAATATTTGCACAAGGAAAATAATAATCATCTACAACAATCCCACAAGATTCTTTAGGAGATTCATCTAATGCGTGTTTCTTTGCAGCTAATTTAAAATTCATTATATTATTAATCTTGCACTTAAAAATCCGCCAAAAGGAACTTTTTCATTTTTACCTGAAAACCTTAATAAACAACTTGTATATTTATGGCCGCATTTATCTAAAGTGTTTTTATTTGGGCCAGTTAATTCGTTATCATTAACATCAAAACATTTAGAGCCATTATATCCGCATTGAGTTCCTTTATATTCCCAAGGACAATGCTCTACAATTTGTCTTTTAGGTAATCTTAAATTTTGCATCGCAATCTTACCAGTAAGTTCAAATTCAACAACAGTAGGGGATTCTTCTGAAACCCGATCTATGTACCAAATGTCATCAGTTTGTGCTATTGCAGTAGGATCTGCTGTTGGATTTAAACCGCTTGAAAAATTTACTGCATCAAGAAACTTTTTATGTGTTTGTATTCTTTTGAGTTCTGCATTAAGAGGATTATAAAGAAGCATTAAATTAGTTATCGCACTGTCACTATTTGCTATAGAAAAAGTTGGCCTAGGTAAAGTTCCTTTCGTTGTCTTGTCAAATCCTTTTACTTTACAAGGCACTGCTTCATATGTTTGACCACCAAACACAATATTAGTTTTGATGTCATTTTTTCCAGCATGATAATAAAATGTTTGATCCACACCATTAACAGCTTGAGTTAGTTTTAATTCAAATAATTCTATAATTGCAGATGGTTCTAGTTTTTGTATCTCTTCACTAATTTTTGAAGATGATGGAGAAATCTGTGTACTTGTCATGGTTCAGCTACCTCTTCAAATGTTGCATTTATAGTAGCTCTATTTACAAATGGAATTGTTTTATTCCAATCTCTACAAATAAGTTTTTTACTGGCACTTTCTCCTGGTGGAGTGTAATCAAAATTTTCTACACCAGCCCTAGCATCAAGAAAAGTTTCTATCTCATCTGCATCTGTTTCGCTTATGTTTTGCCATTTAAGTTGATACACTTTTAAGTTTTGATTTATTCCAAATGTAGATCTTTGAGAATATCCCGAACCAAATTGAGTAATACGAATATTTGGTTTAGATGTTTTAGTTGAACCATAAGTAGGGTTAACTGTTGTTGGAAAACTTGCCATTAACTTAATAAACCTCCAGCCATTTGTTGATTAATAATTTCAGCTTGAACTGCTGCTGCTATGGCCTCTCCAAATTGTTCAGCCTTACCATCATCACCTTGAACTTGTTGATTTCCAGAAGCATCTACGTTGACCACTACGTTAGTTGAACCTCCAAGAGCATGGTTTGGTGTCACCATACCAGAAACTCCTGGTGTAAACAATTCTGGACCCTTTTCACCAACAATATAACTACCGCCACCTTTTACTGGTCCTCCGTTTGCTTTAAAAATATTTCCTATAGCTCCAAAAATACCTCCTGTTACTGAACTTCCTGCTGCGTTCCCAAAGATAGCCATGTTTAAGAAACCATCAGCCATCCTATCAAGAACACTTGTTAAAACATCATTTAGACTTTGTGTTCCTCTTATTAAACCTTTTATTCCATTTCCTATATCTACTACAATCGTATCTTTTAGTTTATCAAAAGAATCATTTACTTTTTTAGCAAGTTCAGCTTGTTTTGATAAATTTTGATTAATAACAACTTCATTTTTTATTCTTTCTAATTGTGTTGTATTTAACTCTTCCATTTTTAAACCCATACTTTTAATTTTATCTTCAATAGCTTGATTTAATAAGAACTCTTCTTCTTTACCTGCAATAATAGCTTTATTCAATTCATTTTCTTTTTGTAAATCTCCTAATCCAGCAGTAATCAATTTATTAGTATTTGCTCGTATTTGATCTTTATCTTTTTCTAAAATTATAGTTTCAGCAATTTCTCTTTTTTGTCTTTCTAAAGCATTTATTTGATCTTGAATATTTTTAACACCTTGTTTACCTACACCACTTTTTTGAGTTTCAAGATCAGCAATTTGTTGATTAATACCTCTAAAAGCAGGTGCATTAGGATTCTGTTGAAGAAATTGACTTGTTCTTTTTTGAACAGATCTATTCTCTCTATCACCTATTGTCAAATTCAATAATTTAGCAACTTGTGATTGTACTTTTGTAAAAAATAAAACAGTACTATTTGTTAGATCCTGAAAAGTTTCACCAAATTTTTTTAGTTCTTCTACATTTTGATCACCTATTTTATCTCCCATCATTTCTAAAGCAGCATTTAAAGCAGCCTGTTTACCTTCAGTTTGTTCAATAATTTGTAAACGTTTTTGTTCTATTGTTCCTAATATCCCCATCTTCTCAGTTAGTTTTGTTATATCAGGATTCAAACTATTCATAGCTTTACCTAAATCACCTATAGCAGTTACACCACTTTGAATACTTGTAGCGATAGCAGTTCCAGCCAAACCTCCTGCAAAGCCACCCATTTGACCACCAAATTTCCCTCCTAAAAATCCACCAGTAGCACCACCAAGGGCAGCAAATGGACCTTGTCCAAATAACAAAGGAAATACACCACTAATTATTGCACTGTTAAGACCAGGACCACCTAACCCACCACTTCCGAATCCACCACCTCCGAATCCACCACCACCCGTCCTTGGAATAGGTTGTGTGGCAGCATTTTTTTGATTTGCTCTTATCTGTTTAGTTCTAACATTTAAAATTGCTTGATCTGCTTTTAAAATTTTATTTTTAATAGTTAATTCTTTTTCAAGAATTTTTACAGCACTTGAAATTCCTTTAATACCTCTTTTATTAAGAAGATCAACTTTTTTATCTAACTGCTCTGTTTTTTTTAATGCCCTATCTAACTTGGATTGACCAATTACCTTAAAATTTATATTTACACCGTAATTAGCCAAAGCAAATACAAAACTTTATTTTAGTGTACCGCTTTTATCGTTTTCTTGCTTGTGATTTATCCTTTGCATTTTGTATTGCTTTTTCTTCATAATCTCTTTTTAACTCATAATAGGCTATCCAATTAACAAACTCTTCCTGTGTCAATTTATCTGTTAATTCTCGAATAGTCATTTTTAATTCGGTAGCCAAGAAAAACAGAAAAAACCAGTCATTTTTAACTTTTTAAATCTGCCTTCGCTTCCTCCAATTTATATTCACTACCAGAATTTAACATTGCAAGTTGAATATCTTGTAAGGTAGATGCATTTACTTCTCTTCTTAAAGAAGCTTTATGACCGTCTTGAAATAATCTTTTACCATTTTTATCAAGTGCTTTCTGTATTAGAAGATTTAAAGCAAATTCATCATTACTAGAATCTAAACCATTTTTTGATTGACCGATAATTGATTCTCTTTCAGCAAGAGTTAAAGGATGCCAATAAATTTCTAAAATTGTCTCATCTCCATCTTTTAATTCATAAAGGTATTTTTGTTTAACACCAAATTTGTTTTTAAGAAGTTCAATTGCTTCCATGTAAATTTATTAAATATTATATTAGTATACTAGGCATTAGCAGAAAATTGGCAAGATATTACACCAATAAAATGACTTCTATCTTCGATTTCCAAAGGAGTAGGACCATTTATATCTAAAACTCTAGGAGTACAGCTAAAAGTATCTGTATAATTAGAAGCATTAACAGAAGTTAAACCATCAATTACAGCTTCAGAAATAGCAGATAAAACTGAAGTACCTTTTGATTTAGGAACATATACATTACATTGAATTACACCAGCATAATAATCTGAACTTGCACCTTGATTTTGTAAGG